GCTTCTTTTTTAATGATGCGGCGATCATCATCGTTATGCATATCGGCGACAATATCTGAATTATACTTTTTAGAGTCGGCTTCTATTTGTTGAAGCGCTTGCTCTGTGGTGATATCGGTAAAAATAGTTACTTCGTTCATTATGCTGTCCTTTATTTTGTCAATGCCATGCTATGCAAGCCATGGCGATTGTTTAGTTAATTACTATACCCAATCATCATCTGGTAAGTTTGGTTGCTGGTTGTATTGCTGCTGACCTTGGTTTTGCTGTGGTCGCTGTGCCTGTTGTGGTGCTTGTCTGTTTTGCTGTGGAGCCTGTTGTGGTCGCTGCTGCGGCGCTTGCTGCTGTGCTGGTCTGCTGGCGTTATTGCCATCAGGCTTGCTATCTAACATCTGCATTTCCATGGCATTGATTTCGGTCTTATATCGGTCTTGACCAGTTGTTTGATCCTGCCATTTACTAGTTTGAAGCTTACCTTCAATATAAATCTTTGATCCCTTTTTTAGGTACTCGCCCGCAATTTCAGCCAAACGCTTATACATCACAATATTATGCCATTCTGTTTTTTCTTGAAGCTGGCCTTGCTGGTCTTTCCATGATTCACTGGTTGCAATTGTGAAGTTAGCTACAGCATTACCGTTAGGCATGTAACGCACTTCTGGATCTTTTCCTAAATTACCTACTAGGATAACTTTATTTACGCCTCTTGATGCCATGATATTAACCCTTAACCCATTCGTTGATTTGATTGATAACAGCTTGAATATCCGTCAAGTTGTTTAGTGATTGAACCTTGTACGACTCGCAAATCTGCTGCGATGTAAATCCTGTTGCATCAATGTGAGCTTGTAGATCCGATATTGTCATTTGCTTAACTTTGCTTTTGGCAGGCTGACTTGCCGCATTACCGTCATCATCCTCACTAGGTATTCCAGCTATTGATTGCAACGAATAACGCCTTGCGTATGTAATTGCGCTACCTGTTGCCTGTGGATCTTTCTTTGTTACAGGAAGTAAGCACTCTGATTCAATCCACTCACCAGAAACGTGCATCAATATAGTTGTTACGCCTGCCAAACCATCTTGATAAACAGGGAATTGAGAATAACTCAACCCATGATTGCAGAATGGTATCCTAACAGCATCAACAACCGCATTCATGTCAGCGTACTTACTTTTAAAGAAAGGGTTATTAGCGCCCTTCTTAGCGCCAGACATCTCACCTTGAGCAGCGTGCAAAGCCTTGGCTAATTCACCTATAGTTTCTGACTTATTCATACTCTACCCCTTAGACGATGCAATCTGCTGCAACGCATACTCCTTGCTTGCGGCCTTTTCAAGTAGCTGGTAGATAAACGCATGTTTCTTCATGCCAACTCTATCAGCCGCATCCTTTAACAGGTCACTTACGTTATCTTCCACTTCATTTAATCTTATTATTGCCATTTGGTGTATCTCCGTTTGCATTTCATTTTGTTCTTGACTGTGCTAATATTAATGCACTATGATTACTCCGTCAACACTTAATGAGAAAATAAAATGATTTATCAACTAGACATAGAAATTCACGGAGTCACCAAACCTGGTGAAGTATCCATTGACGAAGATGGCGCACTAGAATTGCTTTATGTATTTATAGGTGATGAAACAATAGATATGTCAGACCTTTTAAAATGTCCTGATATATACAATTCAATCGAGCACGACTATCTTGCTCTAATAGCTAATATGGAGTTTTAAATGAACTACGAATCAATGAGTGATTTTGAAATTAATTATTTGGTTGCGAAAATCGATACAGATGGCGAGGTTATTAGCATGGATGACATGTGGCCTACAGATAACGAAAATGCGGTTCAAGTTATTTATAAAGTCGGTGTAAGTGGGGAATATAAAGACTACTGTAACAACCCTGCTGATATGTGGCCTATTATTTTTGAGAATAGAATTGAAATTTGCTGGTTTTCTGGCGATAAGTGGAGAGCTATTATTGATAACCAGTGCCAGCCTGGAGAATATAAGAAGTTTGTTTGCGTAGACAAAAACCCACTACGAGCAGCGGCTATCGTATTTTTAATGATGCAGGAGGTTTAAATGAACGCATACCAATACTTCGGAATAGGCTTAGCGATATGGTTTATCTGCTTTGCTCTGGTGCTTAAAATAGTTTCAATCAACGAACCGACAAATGAACTCGAAAAGGACTTAGAAGATTATGAAAATCAAAAGTAAAAAACTACGCGACTCAGCTAGAGGTCAGGATTGCACATTGCGCCTAACCGGTATTTGCAACTTCAATCCTGAAACAACCGTACTATGCCATGTTGGTGCTAACTCAGGATTCGGTACTAAGTCAGGCGATAACATGGCTGTGTTTGGATGCTCAAGCTGTCACAGCGAAATAGACACAAAGGTTAAAGGCTTCTACGCTGCGGATATAATTCGCGCACTAGGTGAGACTCAGCAGGTTTGGATTGATAGCGGTTTAATTGAGGTGAAATAATGTATAACTTTACTATGCCGTGGCCTCCTACTTTAAACCACTATCACCAGCCTGTAAGGATCGGTAAATCAGTTAGAATTATCAAAGGCGCTAAAGCTCGCCAGTACGCTAAGGATATGGAATTACATTTAGAGTCGATCGGGCTGCGCAATGAGATGATTAGCGAAAACGTAAAGCTATCTGTAACGTTAATACTCAACCCGCCTACATTGGCTCGTTATGATGTTGATAATCGCTCTAAGGGTGTTTTAGACGCACTATCAAACGCTAACTTTTATGCTGATGATTCGCAGATTAACAGGCTAACAATTATCAAAGGTGAGAAAATTAAAGGCGGCAACGTCATTGTTAAAGTCGAGGTGATGGAATGAAAAAACCAATTAAAGTAATACGCGATAACATGAGCGCTAAACAAGCTCAAGAAGCGCAACTATTCGGCATGAAGCATGAACAGCTATTTCCACATGTTGAGCAACATACCTTTCAAGGTGCGCTAGGCAATTACAAGGTTAGATGTTTAAAAACAATTACGGTGGTGATGGTATGAGCATTGATAAAGTATTAACTGAACGTGGTAATCGATATGGCGCGTTTAAAGATGGCGCTAATATAATGCAACAACTTAAATCAGTTATGCGCTCCACCGATGGATGGGAGCGCTTAACCGATAGCCAAAAGGAAGCGCTAGAAATGATTCAGCATAAAATAGGCAGAGTGTTAAACGGTGATCCGACATACGCGGATAATTTTATCGATATTGCAGGTTATAGCCAGTTAATAGTTAGCGAGCTTGAGGGTGATATTCGATAACCTAAATTCATCTAATCAATAGCCCTCTACGTGAGGGCGTTTTTTTGCCTGTTATTTAGTGATAAATTTAAATTACTTATTGACGTGTCCACAGATAAGGTGGACAATGTACCCACACAATCAAATGGAGTTACCAATGGAAAAGTTAAATGTTAGGTTCCCTAAGTCGATAGTTGATGACCTTGCTTTTGCATCGTCTAAGTTCAATGTGACAGCCTCAAAGGTTGCTCGCGATGCTATGGCATTGGGTTTAGGTATTATGTCGTCAAATGGCGCTTACGTTGCTCCTGATGAGTATTTGAAGTCTGCATATGAAATTGAATGTGAAGTGAAATAAAAAATCCCCGCACTAACGAGGCGATTTAAATCCAACAGAGGTAATTATAATGTATAAACAAAATTATTTAAATGTATTCATTAATGATGACGGCGATGTTGTTATTGTATCTGGATGTCCATATGACAAAGAGCTGCAAAGCTTAGAGTTAAACACTACAGTCATATCAGCAGACTTAATTGATGGGTTGATAAGCGCGTTAAGTATTGCAAAGGATGCAATAAAAAATATGGAGTGCATTTAATGTCGGCAAAATATACATTCCTTGCATGGGATACGCCTGTTAATGATGCGTCAACAAAACTAGCATTGCTTCAGCTTGCAAATAATGCTGATGACAATGGGTTTAGCTATTACTCAATATCAAAAATGGCTGCAGCTTGCGATATGAGCGAGCGTAATTTTATGCGTAAAATACAAAATCTTGAGTCTATGAATATTTTAAAGGTAGAAAGAAGGGCTAACCGTCCTTCACTTTACACTTTAGTTGGTGATGAAATGGGGGTGACAATCTGTCACTTACGACACTCTGAGGTGACAGGCTGTCATGCTGAGGTGACAAGTTGTCACCATGTAAGTGACAAGTTGTCACACGATCCTAACAGTGTTCCTAACACTTCTCCTGAAAGTATACCCGCGACTAAAAAAGACCTTAAGAAAACAAGAGGGGTTACAGGGTTCCCTAATGACTTTGAGATCACAGAAAAGATGATAGATTGGTTTTTTGACCAAGGCTTTAAAAGTATTAATATTGAAAAGGCAACAGACCAGTGGGTTGATGCTATGAAAGCTAAAGGCAATAGATACAAAGATTGGACTGCAGCATGGCGAACCGGGATGAATAACGCAGAGAAATGGAGTAAGTAAGATGATTGATTTAGATGCGGTGGCCTCGCAGGAATTTATTCTTGGCTCATTTATGAAAGACGGTGCAACGATAACAAATGTTGAAGCTATGAACACGATACCAAACGAAGCGTTTACGGTACCGTTATTGCGTGATGTGTTTATTGCCTGCAGATCTATTACTGACAAAGCAGAAGATATTGATGTGATGCACGTTAATGACTGCGTTGAAAGAATGCTGATTAAGCGCAACGTAATCCCTCACGATATGCAATTGAACCGCATCCTTGAGCTATGGCATAGCAGCATGAAAGGATTCTCTATTGCTGCGCACGTTAAGAAGCTTATTAAGTCATACAAGCTGCGATTAACTCAGCAATCTATGTACTCAATAGGCAATGCAATCGAAAGTGGTACCGATGTTGATGAGATCGTTAACAGTGTAGAGGAAATTATATCTAAGCTGCGCGACTCTGGAGCTACATACCAGACGCAACAAGTATCCGAGCTAGTAGAATGCTTTGCTGACAATCTTGAGGCGCGTGACGGTGAGCTAGGCATTCGCACCGGATTTGAAGATTGCGATCGACTAATTGGTCGGGTTTTACCAGGTAACTTGGTTATTGTTTCTGCAAGACCTGGCCAAGGTAAGACAGAGTTTGCATGTGCTTGGGCTTTTAATGCTGCAGTGCATCAGAATAAAAACATTTTAATATTCTCTCTTGAAATGCAGAACAATGAAATTATGGATCGCCTTGTGGCATTAGATGCAAACCTGCCAGTGTCACTGCTTGATAGTGCAGATGCTTTAACCAATAGCCGTTATGGTTCTGGTGGTTGGTCAATGGTTGCATCAGCGCTTTCTAAGTTACACCCTGCTAGAATATCGCTACACGATGAACCAGGTATCACGCTAAGCAAGATGCGACAGGTTATCAAAGACACTGAACGCAAGACCGGTAAAATTGATATGGTGATGATTGATTACCTGCAGTTAATAAAAGATCCTGCAGCAAAGTCACGAGTAGAAGAAGTTTCAAACGTATCTCGCGGCCTCAAAGAAATGGCAAAGGATTTTAAGCTGCCAATAACATCATTAGCGCAACTTAACCGGGAATGCGAAAAGCACGACCGGGAGCCAAGACCGTCAGACCTTGCTGAAAGCGGACAGATTGAAAAAGATGCAGATAAAATAATATTTCTACATTGCCCTAATAAAGATAATCAGTCACAGCCAAACTTCCAGTTATCAAAGGTTATCTTTGCCAAGGTAAGGCAGGGCGCTACCGGGTCAGCTTGCTTAGAGTTTAGTGGTGGACATTTTAGAGACTCTGCAGCGCAATTCAAAGAAGCAAGCGATGTTAACGACTCGGAAGCTGAGCAGGCAAAAAGTAGATTTGCCGGGAAGAAGTACGGACGCGATTAACTTAATAACTGGTGATGGTTGGTAATTAATCACAAATAAGTGTTGACTATAGTAACGTATTTGATATGATTAGTTATCGAAACAAAACGCACCAACTAAAAAGGCCAATACCATGAACGTATCAACACTAGCTAAATCAATGAATGTTACAGAAAACGATGTTAATAGCCTGCTTAGAATGGTTACCGACTCAATCATTAAAGATGGAATGACAGATCACGTTGTTGAAATGAGTGAGCAAGATAGAGTTAACACTATTAAGGCTTATGTCGCAGCAGAGGTTAAAAAGTTTTCTTCATTCTGCATGACGCTTTTAACCAATCAAGAGAAAAAGAGTGCATTTGACCAGTACATGCTTTCGCAAATCAAAGGTTAATAGTAACGCGCCCTTAACCGGGCGCAATAAGGATCGCAATGAAACCAATTAAACAGTATTTATCAAAACACAAATCAACCTATGCCGCAGCAAAGCATCACGAGGTGAAAGCGTTTCAGCTTCACAGGCTAGTAGATGCAGGCGCGATAGTAGATGAAACTGGTCAGGTTTGGATTAAATCAAAGACCGTACTTAAACCGGAATAAAGGGCAGCAGCATGAGTAATGCAATGTTACGAGATTTAGCTATTCAGTGCGGACATAGTACGTTTTTAGGTACTCCATGCAATACGTGTGGAAGCAAGTTAAGAATGGCATGTGATCGGTATCATTGCGTTCAGTGCCATAGAAAGCGATCTAGAGAATATGGCAGAATTAATAGCATTGATCGCGATAACAAAACTCGTCATTGGGTTGCTAAAAATGCTGAATACTTAAAACACTTAAAGGAATCTAAGCGATGACCGGTCATGGAAGCAAAAAGGGAATGTCACTGATTAAGCTAGCGAAGCTAAAAGGTGACAAGACATATCATGGTAAAGCTTGCAAGTGTGGCTCAACACTTAAATTCACTGAAACTAGATGCTGTGCATTATGTAACGGTAATTCAGTAGAGGCTAGAAGCAAGTCGGAAGAAGTAAGCGATGTGTTTGCGATGGCTAGTCGTGCTTTTAAAATTAATAAAATTGGAGTTTAGAATGGAAAATATTACTTTGTTACATGGAGATTGCCTTGAGAGAATGAAAGAGATTGAAAACGGTAGTGTGGATCTTATTGTTTGTGATTTGCCGTATGGTACAGTTAAGGGGATTGCTGAAAGCGATTCAATAAAGCATGGAATGAAAGGCAAAACTGAATGGGATAGTGTTATTGATACCGATTTAATCATGCAAGAATCAAACAGGATTTTACGCAAGAATGGTAAAATGGTTTTATTTGCTCAGCATCCATTTACTTATAAGCTAATCCACAAGGCTATTCCTAACTTGCCTTTTAATTATTCGATGATATGGGAGAAAGATCATTTTGCTAATGCACTAACAGCAAAGAAAGCTCCGTTAAATTATTATGAAGATGTTTTAGTTTTTAGTAAAAGGAATGATAAATGGGATACGGATGATAAAAGCGAATTAAGAGAGTATTTTTACAACATACTAAACAAGTACGGAGAAAATAAAATATTTGAATTAATTAAAAAAGAGGGGAGATATAAAGACGATAGGAGTGTAAAAGCACATTTAGCAATTAAGTTTGGAAATAATAATACAAGATTTGACTTAATGGATGAAAAACTATTTACTTTTTTATCTGATAATGGTATTGAGTTTTTAAAGAGTTACGCTGAATTAAAAAAAACTTACTTAAACCACAGGAAAAAATTAAAGCAAGAATTAAACGAAAAATATCCAAGCACCTTTAATTTATGGGAAGGTAAAAAATACAAAAGCAATATTTTAAAATACAAAAAGGATTATGACGGACACCACCCAACACAAAAGCCTGTATTGCTACTTGAGGATTTAATCAAGACTTACAGCAACGAAGGAAACTTGGTTGTTGACATGACGATGGGCAGTGGTTCAACTGGTGTTGCTTGCGTTAACACTGGTCGTAAATTTATAGGCATTGAGAAGTTAGCCAAATACTTTGAAATAGCAACTAAGCGGATTAACGAAGCGTGAAGATCGAAATGATAAAACATGCTGGCGGTTATGCGCCAGCATCCGACCTTGAATCGGGCAGGATTAAGCGATTCAAGAATGGCGAGCAGTACACTGTTGAAATTAAGCTAACTCGAAACCCGCAATTCCATCGATTAGTTTTTAGTTTTTTTAACTTCTGCTTTCAATATTGGTCAGCTAATCAAGCAGGACTTGAAAACATGGACGAATACGCACAGCTAAACACGTTCAGAAAGCATTTGACGGTACTTGCTGGTTATTTTGATACAACCATATCAATCGATGGCGGTTTGCGAGTAGAAGCTCACTCGTTGGCTTATGGCAATATGAATCAAGATGAATTTGAGGCTGTATATTCGGCATTGATTAACGCGGCAATTAAAAACGTATTCAATAACACGACAGACCAGGTTATTTTAGATAAATTATATTCGTTCTTTTAACTATATTTATATTGCTATCAACTTATTTTTTATATATGATTTCTGTGTCGATAATAATTTAGGGTAAACCATGAAAGATTCACAGTTATACAAAGATACAACCGAGCGTGTGCGTAATGCATGTGCAGCAGGCGTTAAGATGACTCACCTAGTGCGTGAAACTGGAGTGAATAGCTTCCGCTTAGGTTCAATCGCTAGTCAAGGCAAGAAGTCGTACCGATTCGAAGCAAACATCAGTGAAGATGAATGTCATGCAATTAACAAAGCGCTAGACGCAATCAAAGAGGCTTTTTAATATGGAACAGTTCACTAAGGGGCCGTGGAAAGTATGTGAAAATTCAGCTGGATCAATCGAAGTGTATATCGGTGACAGGTTTACTAACATAAGGCATGATGAGTACCTGTGCATAGGAGTATCCACAGACACAGACACGGACAACCGTGATTGCACAAACAACCCAAAAGCAGAGGCTAACGCACACCTAATCGCAGCAGCACCAGAAATGTATGAGATGCTAAAAAGCTTTCTTTGTCTTGAAGGTATTATAAAAACTGGACCAATAATTGATCTGCTAACCAAGGCAAGGGGTGAGTCATGTGGGAAATAAACTGGCCAATGCGTAATTTTACAGTTGGCAAACCTTACAAGGCATTGTCAGAAAATAGCTTCAACGTAGCTTTACGCAATAACAATGACGAAGTGCAATATGTTGAAAAGAAGCATTTAATCGAAATACCAAAACGTAGATAATAAAAAGGACAGCATAAAATGAAACTTAAAATAGCTAAACAAATACTCGAAGCAGCTTTAATCTTTAGGGCTAAAAACGATGTTAGATATTACCTAAACAGAATATTATTTAAATCTGATGGGCGTGTAGTTTCTACAAATGGTCATACTGCATTTGTAGCAAAGTCACATGATAATAAAATCGCTGACGACATAATTATCGATATTGGCAAGTCACCTACAAAAACATATTCTCACGCTGAGATTGACACTGTTGAAGGCATAGTTAGATATATTGATTCTAAATCTAACTGCATCGGTGTTGGCATGGCAAAGGTTATTGATGGTAAATTTCCAGATATTGATAGAGTCATAAATCTTGAGCAAAAGCCGTGTGATAGCATCGGGTTTAACGCTAGTTATATTGTTGATATAGCTAAAGCTGCAAAAATATTTAATCCAAAGTTTGAGGCGGTTAAGCTTATTCTTTCTGGTGAAAATGGAGCGGCAAAAGCTGTTATCACATCAATTGAAGGTTATACTGCAGAAGTGGTTGTTATGCCATGCAGATTATAAATAATATTGCAGAATAAAACTAACTATGTAACAATTGCTTTGCATGCTGTCCGCAAGCACCGTTCCATTGCTCTTTCAGCCTCACTATGTGGGGCTTTTTTTATCCCTTGTTAACGGTGAATGCAGCATAAAATAAACCGGCAACAATAATCCCAATAACACTTCTAATCATCCACTCTCTGCCCTGTCGTATTGGTTCATCAGCAGCTACATACAATTTAAGCTTTAGAGTGTCAGCTTCAAGAGATACCAATCTAGCTCCGTAGTCACTCTCACGCTGCTCTCTTGAGCGGTCGCGCTCATCTCGCTTAATATCGCACTCGACCAAACGATTGATATTAACAGCAAGCTTATCCATGGTTACGTTGAGCTTTTCGTGACTAGTTTTAAAGTCGTCACGCACAGCTATAAACTCATTTTGTAAGTATTGAACCCTTTGAGCTAATACTCTAACATCACTTTCTTCTGTCATTGTGAACGTTTCTCGCAATTTTCTGTTTCTTTATTGTAGCGTAGTAACACTCCACTATGCAAAAAACAGCTTGTATTAGTAATGAAATAGCGTATATAGCTAACGGGATCGTCAAGCTTTGCGATAACGTTTCGCCAGTTAACACCTGTGCAAATAATAGCAACATGGATACATGCGGTAATACATTCGTAATTGTCATACAGCCATGTTTCAGTCGTTGCATAGTTGTAAGCGTCCCATATCATTAATCCATTAAACAAAGCCATTAAAAACAACGCTAACATTGTTTTAAGTTTATCTGCTAATGGTACAGCAAACAGATAAATAATTGAATAAATAAGGTGTAATTGCCAGCCGTTTATCGCATCGTAAATTAGTGACCTAGAAACTATCAGGCAGGCTATCAGGCACAAAAAAGACAGCCTTAACTGTCTTGTGTTTGCAAATCTAATAGCCACTAAGTAGGCGGCCATAAAACCAAAGTTACTTACGTTTTGGCTTAGTAGTACTTCGCTGCTTCGTGCGAGGTTTTTGATCAGCGCTTCCCATAAATATAAATACTCCATAACAACGCCCTTATTGGCTAGTTTAGTGTAACACTATTTTTTAAGTCCATTCAGTATTTGAGTGGTAAAGTAAAACGCCAGAATAATATTAAACGGGTCCGTAATGTTAAGCGCAACGAATGCGGATACATCTGCAGCAAACACAGTGCCAGCGTTTAGCGTCCCGTCAAGATAGAATCTGCCAATCATTGATCCAGCTAGCCAAGATAGAATCAGTATCACCCAAACTACCATTATGCATATAGCAATAAATCGCCTAGCTGGGCTCTGATGCTTAGTTGAATTTTGGTAGTCTAGCACATACTGCGCCTTTTCTTTTGCCGTCCAATCTGTCCCTGCAAGTTTATCCAATATTTTTAACGCTGAATCGGCTACACCGCTAAACCCAAATATTGCCGCTAATTTATCCCACATAATTACACCTCGATTTGATAGTGTGGCATATCAATAAATGACTTCCAATCGCCACCCCAAGTTAATTTAACATCAAGTTCTTTTGCTGCTTGCTTCATTGCTTTGGCAACCAGCCTGAATCTAGCTGTATCATTCCAATCAACTGGATAAGGTACAACGTCAACGGCTTGTCCGATAATGTGCCTGCTATTCATTGTGCGCGTTTTACCTGTTGCGAATAATTGCGCCTGCCTTTCCTTTGTGCGCAACCCTTCGATAACAGTAAAATCAACTTCTGTTATCTCAATAGCTCGATTAACCACGCGAACCAAATCAGCATTTACACCGATAAGGTTTGATTTACTTCTGTTGCCTAGTGCGTATTTCATGATTAAATTCCATTAAGTATTTATTTCTTTGCTATCTTGTAGCTGCAACAACATTAGGTGCAACAGTATATGTTATTTCAATTTGATCTTTTGGTGACAATAAATAACTTCCGTTCGTTGTACCGTCTAAAATAGCAGTGGCTATATTGTCGCGCCTTAGTAAAATTTGCGAAACTGTACCTGATGAAACGGCTATTGTCATATCATTACCTGTGATATTTTTATATATAAAAGGTGATGCCGTCACTGTTATTGCAAGTCTTCTTGGTATCGAGTTATGGCGAGTGAATGTTAATCCTCCAGAATCAACTTTTATAAGATCTCTCATACAAGTTGCTATACCGTTGTCAATCAAAGAACCTGTATCGTTTCTGCGATAAATAAATGATTCCAAAGTATGATTACCATTTCCAGCGCTTGCTGATACCTCAACAGTTTCGTGCGCTCCGCCTCTTAAAGTATTAAATGATCCATCAATAACAACTCTTTGTGTAGTGTCGCAATCTACTATAGTTGTTTGTCTACCTGAACAAACTATATCAGTAGTATTAGATTCGAAATCGATTTTATGGTAGGCATCACGAAGTGAATTTGTTGTTGTATTTAGACCCCTATTAGAACAGGCTTCAAGAGCGCCGCCCAATATTAAATTACCTAGTGTCCAATCTGTTTCAAGACCTATTGGAAGGACTTCCATAATAGGACATATTATTGTGCAATAGCTTACTTGTTCGTTTGCGTTTCTTCTAGTTAAACGCATGCCTTTAGCTGGTAATGTCCCTGTAAATCTAGGTAATATATTCCCAGTTACCGCAGGTCTATCAAATACTGTTAACACCGCAAATTCAACTAGTATTCCAACATAAGTTGCACCGCAAGTTAGCACTCTAAAGTTAAGATTTGAATGATGTATTGAACGTATATATACACCATTCATAGTAGTAGAAGCACCTTCAACGGTGAATCCGCTCATTGTAACGTTATAGCAAACTTGAGCACCGGAGCCTGCATCTAAAATTACGCAGTTACCTGTGCCAGTACAGCGCAGCACAACATCGCCTAACGCTACAATCTCAGCATCTTGGATAGCCCAATTAGGCGACACTGTATATTTATAAGCGCCTGCTGGAAACTCTAGTTTATTTTTAAGTGCTGAAGTAGCTAGGAAGTCTCTAGCTTTCTGCATAGGAACGGTAACATCTTCAATTAAGTCTCCAGCCATAACGCTAGCACGTTGGGCATCTGTCATAAAGTCAAATACAGATATAGCTCCCCAGCCGAACTTCTGTTGTAAGGAAGCTATTACTGAACCTACTGCACTTGATATATAGCTTATTGCTGACGCTATATGTGTAAATCCTACATTACGCTCTGGCTGTGTATGCGCATATTTGCCGGCTAATATCTTCATAGCATCTAATCGCTGAGAGTCAGCTAAGGTATCTGGAAAGCCGTCGTCAATAATACCTGAGTCAGCAAGCAATGCTTGTTTAAACCCCTCATTATCATCTAGAGAATAACCAACTGTGTTCCCTCCCTGCCAGTTAACATTGTATGCGCTTTCAAATGTTATTTTTTTCCAGTTAGGCGTTGATGGAAGTGTGCCAGGATCAACAACAAGGCCGCTGCTAGGTATAACTCCATTATAAGACCACAGATCGACACCGTCATAACCAGCTTGATTTGGGTAGTATAATGTGAATCCATCTAAAAAATCCCCAGCATAAACAACTCCAAGTCTATTTAATAGGTTTGGGAGAGTAAGCTGAACCTGCCCTGTTACTTGGTTTGTTGAAAAGTCAATATCAGCACCACCAGCAACGCCGCCAGCTTTACCAGTTATGACTTCGCTGTGAAATGTATCTTGTTTCTTTGCCGCTTCTAAATCAGCAACGCTCAATAACTCTGACATGTTGTAGCCTCTTAATTAAATTTGAAAACCATTACTAAATCCATCACTGAACGCGCTTGAAGTCGTATCCGCACCATCGAACAAGTATACGTCTGGATGATAATTGCGGCCGGTAATCTTGACCGTTTTATCCTGTTGTGGATCTATTGTACTCGGTACTATCATTTGCGCCAAATGTCTTGCCTCATTGCCGAAACTAAACTCTGTTTTTAGCGCGCTATTACCGATATAAATCGCCTCAACAGGTGTCGATAGCATCATAACGGTTCTTGCATTTATTCCAGCGATAACCTGCACGACTTCAACCTTTCCATTTCGCTTTTTAAGCTGAATGTAATGATCATCACCGGCGGTAAATTCAACTTCTTGAGATAGCGTTAGCGTTAAACCGTTTTGCGCTACGATATATCCGTCATAAGTTGCAATTCGCGAACCTTTAACGACGCTTATCGCCTCTCCAGATACGACGTAGATACCTTCTTCAGTCGCTGTAAACTCAACAGCTACACGATTAAGTAAATCGCGCTGCCTAGCTCTATGTGCCAACCAGTAAGCTTGCTTATAGTTGCGTACACCTTTTGATTCGATTTTATTTGGATTAATGCCGCCATCTTCAGGAATGTAAATTGTTTCTCGTATATTAGTATCAGGATCAATATAACTAAACTCCACTGAATCCTTTGCGTCACTTCCAAATGTTCGAGTCCACTTTTCAGCACCAACCTTCGAGCGATGAGTGAACACCATTGATGGACCAGTTGCAGGTTTATCGAAGAATAAGCGGACTCCTTCATTGTCACGGTCAACCGTACAGAATATAGCGCCTGCAATAGTTTGGCATATTTCCTGTGCGGTAGTTTTTGCGTCGTCAAACGTATAACTAAACTGGCCTGCTTTAGCATCGCCGAAGTAAGTCTCAATATCCTCCTGAATTTCCAACAGCCTATCCATGCTGTAAGCGCTCATATCTAGATTACCCACAAGTGGATCTCTCATTAACCTAATAATGGTTTGTACTGCTTGAGTATTTGGAGTCATAACAGTATCAAATACCCCTGCGCCAAGATACTTGTAAACCATTTCAGTTGATAATACTTTTAGTTGTGGAGCCTTAATTGATGTGGCTTGTGCTGTGGCCTTGCGCTTTGTATGGACTGTTGTTAAGTCGCCGTATTGTGGAGTTAAATCCTCAATCTGACCAAATAAATCATTGTATGTTAGTGCATCAACAACCTGCCCTTCAAAATCCAAATCAAGATTACTTGATCTTCTAAGTCTAGTGCGAACTGATGACTGAATTGGCATTGATACAATTAAGCTCATCCCTACCTCTTCCCGTGTTTTATCGGAAAGAGTTTTTGATACTGAGTTTATTGGCCCGTATGGGTTTCCATCTGCGTCAATTAACTGCCATTGCTGCTCAACTGTTGCTGAATTACTGTTTGTTGTTCCGCCTCCAGAGCTTTTATACATTCCTTGTCTAGCTACAACGTTTGCTACTAACCGCTTAGGCTTGATAGTGCTAATCGTCACCCAATCTGTAAATCCTGCCTCGTTAATATTCGTTGGTGATACTTTAGCCTCTCCGCTTGGGTCCATAGCAGCATCACCAGCTAAAATCTTGTTCCATTGAATTAAATTATCCGATACATCAAGACTTATAGATGTACTCGATACTGCCAGTACATTATATGTACCATCAAGAACGGCAGTCCCTGATTTTATGTTTGTTAAAGTTACTGATTGATCGACGTTGAATAGGTCATCAAATGAAGATCCACCAGTTACATCAACTAAACTTCCCACAGTACCGGACAGTTGGCAGTTAACAACAACATCAATAAACTTAAGCTCATATTCATTTGGAGCTTTTAGCTCTATGCCATCAATACTATTCGAGCGTATGCCAATAAATAATGGCTCATCAATTAGGTCACCAATAATAATTGTAGGTGATGCATTGTTTGGGCTGGTATATGGGGCATAGAAGTTAGCGCTTGAACCTGAAACAGTAGATAAGTTTGTATCACCGTCAAGAACTCCGCTTATTGGAGTATCAATAAAACCACGAGCAACATAGTAATAGCCATAATCAAACTGCTTATTACTTGAATCATAGATGCTGTATGGCTGCATTAAGTCGCTTGGTATACTTTGCACTGTGCCACAAATATCAAATGCCCTAGCATATGGTCTAGGCTTGTTTGTGCGATTGGTTAGCGAGTTGTTAGCGCTTACAGCTTGGGCATTTGCCGGACCATCAATAGTTGGCAGGATTGCATCTCTAATCTTGCGATTTAATCCAAGTGGATCATTAAATGATGAGAATGGATCAAGCAATGCCCCGCCAGGTGATTCAATTATTGTAAATTCACCATCACATGCCATAGCATCAAAATCTTTGCTTATCTCAATACCATTTAACATACAGCAAAATGGAACACCGTCACTAACTTCGCTAACAACAAATTCCATAGGGCTAGAATATTTGTTTACTACAACATGCTTAAACTCGCCATTTTCAGCGCGAGTGTAATGATTGATTATTGCCAAAATTCTACCCTCTCAGACTTTTCTATTATTGATTTTAACGTGTCTGTGCGTACTTGTCGCGAGAATCTATCACAGTGAGATACAATGCCGTCAAGATATACGCCAGAATGCCACAATACACGTCTTCCACGCTTTGATGCTATTAGCACGGCGCAGTAGTCGCTAGGCGCTTCAGATTGCTTAAGCCCTTTACTGTTATCGTGAGCATTGATAAATGTATCATTAATAAAGCTCGGCGATGTGCAATCAAATTGTGGCGTAGGCATTCCGACTTTAGCGCGAACAGCTTTAACGTGATCCCAGCAATTGTATGTAAGGAAGTTATACGCCTTGCCTGTGTACTCAGTAAGCGGATTCATATTAATAGGCCACGTATTAATGGGCACAGTGTTGGAGTTACTATCAATCCTGTGCCGCGGTTATTTATTCGTGGTGCCGATACTGTTGCTGTAAAACTTCCCTTGCCCTGATTAATGTCTTGAGCCTCATATTCAACAGGACCCCACGCAGGATACGATAAGTCAGAAAGTAAATAAGTCCTGAATGTAAGTAGTGGTAATATCTCATTATCAAGAGGTATTCTATCAAGCTCATTATCCAGCTCATTAAATGGATCTGCAATTGTCATAGATGCTGATTGATTCATGTCAGCATTGTTTGCTGCGCCTTTAGTGTTAATGTTTGCAGGCTCAAAAGTTACCTCTGCACCGGTTTCAATCAATGCAGTAAGTGATACTTGATCGCTTACGAAATAGTAGCGCTTACTCATTAACGGGTGATAGATTTCCCACGTTCCTACCGCTATCTCTCCATCAGGATTTGAAGCAAGCTTTTCTCGGTATGCAGCCTTAACCGTTGCAGACGTCATTAGCTTGGCTCCGGCAGATCATTGATGAACAATGGTGATGTGCAATACAAAGTATAGTAGTCAATAAACGCTGGTAAGCCGTCACCATACAAGCTAAACAATTCCAGTATTGTGTCGTTAAATACTGAATCATCTTGAACGCTTGTGCGCTCTGCTACGGCGGTAAAGGTTATATTCCAGTAAACGCCGTTTTGAGTAGTCTCATTAACCGAGCCTTTGTCTATCTGAACGTTGTGAGGCTCAATACCTGCGCCAGTGTCATGGCTCATAATAAACGAGTCAGCACCGCCGCTAATTTTATGGTAAAACGTCCAGAACGCTAAGCGGCCAAGTTTTGATGCGACTAGCGCAACGTTAATCGGAACGGCATCATAGTAGGTGTCTCGACCTTGTCTGGATCTGCCACCCTGAACCTGAGAGCTCCAAATGTTACCGCCTCGCTTCTGCCCGTAGCCTTTACTAACGATCGGGCGCAGCGTTGAAGGAAAAACCAAATCTGACATAGTTTAGAATCCTGGTTGATTTGATGAGGCTTTGCGAGCCTTGGCTATTGATGAATCTTGCGTCAACAATGCTGCTGATACGTATTCATCAATAATAACGTGTAACATACCTTCATTATCCATTTCAGTTGTAGCGTTATCTACACGCCCTGTGGTGTTATTAACGATTGTAACACCCGTTACGCCACCGCCACCACTTTGACCCATTATATCCTTCATTTGAGCTGCTGTTTTAGCCATTGAGTTACCAGCAGGTACAATTACCTCAGCCTTGCCGCGCTCGGCCATTTGATAAGCGCCGCCCGCAGTCATGTAACCACCTTGCTCACGAGCTCCACTAATAGCCGCAACGTTTGCAAGCCCAGTTGTAATGGCTAATCCTGCTGCAACAGCTCCCAATGCTGGCCCGATAATAGGTATTGATGCCATCGCAGCAAATGCACCTGTTGCAGCTTGATAAGTATTAATGGTAGCCGTGACAATTGCAGACGCTTTATACAAATCATTTTGCTCACCAAGAGTATTTTTTAAGTCTGCTGTCATATTGCGTTGACCTTCGATACCATCATCGATAACCTTTGCTTTAGCGTTGGCAACCGCTATCTCAGTAGCTATTGATTCCTTTCTAGCTTCATCTTGTTTTTTTGATTCATCATCTAGTATCTTGTTGGCAATTTCAGCTCTAGATAACACAGCGTTAGTTTGAATTTCTGTCAAGCCGTCTTGATATTCTTGCTCGCTAAGTAATCCGGCTAGATAGAAATCAGCTAAAACTTGAGCTTTATCCCTTTGCTGAGTCTCAATTAACTGCTGTTCGCTTAAGTTAGCTTGTCGCAATGTTTCAAGATATGCGGCTGCATCGTCTTTTTGTTTCTGGAGTTTATTTGTTTCTGCTTCGCTTGGTTTATTGCTTGAACCTGCGTCTGGTGCAATGCTAAACTGGCTTAAATCTGCTCCTGCGCCAGATTGTTGGCGCTCATATGCAACGCGCAATTGGTCTGCAGCTTCAAGCTCAGACTTAACCTTGCTGATGCGCTTATCGCGTTCGTTTAAGAATAGTGTATTGGTATCTAAAACCGTTTTATCAATGGCTGCAAATTGGTCTGAATACTTTTTAATAAACTCATCACCAGGTAAAAATATGTTGTCAGCATTTAGCTTTTCACCCCATATTGCTACCTTGTCAAAGAATCCTGCAACTTCAACTGTAGATATCTGTATTGCCGCTCTAATATTTGCAGGGAATTGCCAGAATGCATCTGACATAATTGTTGAAGATTCTTGAGCGCTAAGTCCCCAATCAATAAGTTTTTCTTTTAAAAACGCATCAACACTATCAATGGCTACTTTTATATCATCTGTTGTACTATGCCACTGAACTCCCCACGCATTTATATAACCAAGCCCTTGCCCTGATGATATAACGATGTTAAGTTCATTTAGTGCTGAAGTTGCATTCCTTACTTGGTCCTCAATTACCCCTCCAGCACCTTGCGAAGATATAGCGCGAAACAATCCATCCCAAGAATCAGCAAGGTTAGATATAGCACCGTCAAGCGTTGCCATTCTGTTTTCCATCGCACCAGCAAAGTTATTTTCGCCAATGCCCTGCAAATATCCTTCAATTTCAGCGGCATTCTTTTTAACTGTTGTAGTTACGCCTTGGAATGTAAACGATACCTTATCGCCTTGCTGGCTAGCCTTGATACCAAACTCTTTAAGTCGCTCAAACTCTCCTGTGGTCGCATCAGCTACAGCCTCAATCATCTGATTAAGATCTTTACCCATTGCCGCCGCAGTATTACCGTAAGCCATCAATGCTTTTTGTGACGGGTTTAGGCCTAACGATACTAGCTTAGTGAAAGCCGTTACAGACTGCTCTAGCGCGTAAGGTGTATTGTTAGCAAACTTTTCAAGCTCTCTGAATGCTAGCGCTGCATTTGCAGAACTACCAGTCATGGTCAATAGGCTTGCGTTTAATATGTCCGTTTGGCGGGTTACGCTTACAAGTTTGCTAAGTGCGGCACCTGCTGATGCCAATCCGGTGATCGCACCAGTAGCCTTTACAGCAGAGCTAGTTAGTCCACTCAAACCTTTTGATGTTTTAGCTAAGCCAGTTTCACTAACCCTGACTATCAATGAAGCGGTGTCAGACATTTAAACCTCTCTCATTTCAAATATTGCATCAATAGACATAATGATATCGACCTCGATTTGTGTTGGCTGCCAATCGACTAGCCTTGTGTAGCTTTCAACCTCCGCGTATTGCAAAGGCTGTCGCGGTATTAATGTTATTGCGTCATCGCCTACAGCACGCCCAAATCGCAATCTTTTAAAGTGTGAGTATATCGGCCACATATCATCATGCATCGTCGGTGCATCGCGCTCAGCTTGTTCTGGCGCATCAATAACACCCATAGCTACCAATGCTTCATTATGCCCTGCTGAAATGGCATCAAACTTTGTCAGCTTTTGTTTTTCACCAAACTCCCACCGACAATACTCGAGCAGGGCGTCTACTTTTTTGCGTGTGCTGCTGATTGATCCTTTAATGCATTAACAACCTGGTTAGCCAATGCAAAGTATACCGGTGCTGAAAACGCTTCCAATGATGCGCTAACATTCTTTGGCGTGAACTTATCTTTAAAATCCCACGCCTCTATAATGTCGAACGCTAAAGCCTTGTTGATGGCCAGCATCTCAATGTCTAAGAGGTAGTTGTACTCACTAAAGTTTTTAGCAGCTTCACATTCGTCATATAAAGCCTTGTTGCTTTCTTCAAACTTTTTAAGCATAGCGGTAACTACACGCTGATACTTGAATTGTGCTGATACCACATCTTTACTAGTGCCATCTTTAAGCGTGATAAAGTTTCCTGATGGCGTGCCATCGCTGCGTAATACTTCGAATTTGCGCGCATCTTCTACAACTGTTTTAGCGTAAAGGTCTGATAGTTTCATTGGGTACTGTCCTGTTGATAAATTGTTCTTGTCATTGTAGCGTTTTGCTGATTTACATAATAGTTAAAATAAAACTTGCACAATATTTATGTTGGGTGTATTGTTTGGTTATCGAAAACAAACGGACAGCAATAATGAAATTAACACTAAAGCGCAAGTTTAAGTTGATTGTTGAAATATTAAAAAACAAAGACGAGATAGATTTGTCGTCATTCAAAAATGGTGCAGACTCAGAGAGAAATAAATCATTAAAAGTTTCTGCTGGTAGAGAGATAGGTACATACAGGGTTAGAACTATAAGAGGTGATGGTCTTGCTGATTGGGATGGTCAATCATGGCGGTTTCACGACAAGTCGATTAAGTCTGGTATTTTAGACGTATATAACAAGTAGGGACAGCAATAATGAATAAGCCACCATTAACACGATTAACACTTGAGCAGCAAGCGCAACACGATATTGAAGTTTTGCGCGAGGACTTGAAAGCATTTAAGTTTATCGCATTCGTGCTTGGTATTGCAGGCGTAGTAATGGCATTCGAACTTTTAACAATGCGAGATATGATAGCGGGGATATGTTAATGTCATTTTTATATAAAAGAGATAGACCTTGGGTTCACCCTGTAGATAATCCTATTTGCCTTAACTATGCAACTCCTACCACAGAAACAACTAAGGAATTACCAGCAATGAAAACACCACAAGATAAGGCAGCAGAGTTATTACCATTCGTTCAAGCACTAGCAAATGGCGAGGATGTATTAGAAGGCGGGTATCCTGCAACGGGTACTTTTATTCATGGGATAGCGTTTAGCATTAAGCCTAAGATGATGCTAGTTAATGGGTTTGAAGTGCCTGAGCCTATGCGTGTTAAGCCTGATATGCATCAGATTTATTACACTCCACACATATTAGCGCCAATGCTTTTCTCTCAAGAAACTTGGTTTGAAAACAATAGCCATAAAACTTTATTTTGCAAGGGTATCTGTCACTCAACCAAAGAAGCGGCAATAGCACACGCTAAGGCAATGTTAAACATCGATCCAAATGGCGGTGAGTGATGGATAAAATACTTAAGTTTTTTGGGCTTATAAAAGTTTCAGATATTGAAATAATTATCAACATGATTGATACCAGATTCACAATGTACAAGCTATCTAATGCTCGAGGGGAGATTGATGATGCCGAGATGAATTGTCAGATAGCATCAATTGAAAGAATAGGTTTCAAGCTGATTGAAAATAAGATTAACGGAATTATGAATGGTAAGGGGTAGTTTATGCTTAACTTTGACGCTAAGGGTTTTGCCAAAGATATGGCGATAAGTGTAACCACAGCACGCAAGACGGTACAAGTGCAAACGCTTGATCGATTACTTAAAGACGAATCAATCAGCAAAGAGAATTACGATAAGCATCTGGCTATCGTTATGCAGGAATTTAGCAAAAGTGTCGATGTGGCACTAGAGTTTAAGTGGTAGGATATGGATAGGGAAGCGATGATAAATTATATTATAGTTTGGTATGGGAGTTGGGATTTATTTTATCGCGCTATAAAAATGCTGAAAGAAAATAAAATAAATAACTGGTTTATATCCTTTGAAGGATATGAGAAAAGTGATATGTATTTGTGTAGCAAAGATCCGCGAGGTGATGACGAAGGTGAGATTATAACTTGCAAAGATTGCTTTGAATAATAAAAGCCCCATCCGTGGGGCGTATTTATTTATGGATAAGTTAAGCGCTGAATGGTGATAGACTTAATATTAAATGTCCTACATAATTAGGACTAGTTAGGAGTATTTATGCCGATAGAATTGGAATGCCCTTTTTGCGGAAAGGTCCAGAGGATGAGAAGCGATGCAAAAACATGTGATAGATGGTCATGCAGGAAAGCAATGCAAAGAAAAAAACAAAGCGATGAAAGCGGTAAAGGATTACCCATCAAAGGAGAAGATATTAAGCCTCCTTACTTATAGTGTAGATGATGGAAATTTAAGGTGGATTAAAAGAAGGACTGGCGTACCTGTTAGTGGCGCTATTGCTGGAAGTATTAAAGATGGGTATGTCAGGGTAACTATTGATGGTAGTCAATATTACGCGCATAGGCTTGTGGCAATAATACTTGATATGCCAATTACTGATAGATTTCAGGTGGACCATATAGATCAAAACAAATTAAACAATAGACCAGAAAACTTGAGGCTTGTAGGTCAAATTGATAACAGCAAGAATCGCTCAATATCTCGCAGGAATAAAAATGGAATAACAGGCGTTTACTGGCATAAAAGAGATTTACTTTGGGAGTCTCAAATATGCATAAACTATAAAAACATAACAGTAGGCAGGTCTGATTCATTTTTTGAAGCTTGCTGTTCAAGAAAATCTGCAGAAGTTAAAGCTGGATTTCATAAGAATCACGGCAATAAAAAAGGGCCTTGATAGGCCCTTCTGTTTTACGGGTAAGTCAGTCTTTGTATTGTTATTGATGAGGACGAAGGTGACCCTGTTGCTTGCCCTGAAATTGCAAGAGTGATAGATTCCGCCCCAGATACTTCCGGAGGTGCAGCAGTAATCCTAGCAGCATGCAAGCTAAACGACATAGCACCAGATACACCACTTAATATGCTCGATACTTCCACATCAGTTTCGTCTAGGAATTTATTAAGCATTGATAAGTCGTATAACTTAGCCGCCATACTGAACGTATTCATAGCTCGACCACGCTCAACAAATGCAACTGAGCGATTGCCTAATTCAAACTGTGCGCTCGCTTCGTTATCGTTAGTGATAGTAAACGAGTCAACCAGCTTTAAAGGTGTTACACCATCAAATAGTGAAACATCTACTGACGCAAATGGATCGGCTGTGTAGCTCACTGTAAATGTTGAACCTGCTGGTAATGCCGCTAGGACTTCCTGACTCAATCCGATAAACGGTAATGAACCGGTGACCATAGCGTTAACCGCTTGCTCAATAGTAAATCCAGTAAACTCAACACCACGAGTAATAACGTAAGCATCAGGATTTCCACACTTACCTTTAAACCAAGTTAAGATAGATACTGATTTACATAAATTACCAGTTTCTAGTTTATCGCCTGTCATAAAATCAGTAGTAACACCTTCCTCATCTTCTAGCGCTAACTGAATACCTGAGCCAGTAACAACTAAAGCGGTAACGTTAGTGACGAAAAACGGTTTAGCATTATTACCTGTTAAGCCTTCAAAATAGATTAGCGCCCCAACTTCTACACCGTCAGTGACAAAACTACCAGTTGCTCGAGTAAATGTTTTAGCAGCAGAATCAACAGTAACCGATAATGCCGAAGCTGTTTCACCAGCAACCCAATCGCTTGTCATTGCGGCAGCTAGTAAATCATCTTGTGATGACTGACTAAGCTCAATTGAATATTCACCTGCAACCTGTTCGTTACCTGTGCGAATGCTTGACACTTCACGGCCACCATCCAACTCAGCAGATACCAAAGCATCACGAGTGACTGATGGAATACCGCTATTTGAGCGAAGTGGTCGCCAGCTTGGTGACGTAGGCGTTACACCTTGCGTCACTTCTGGTACGTAAAATTGTGCGGTAGTAGCACCGCGAAACGGTTGAACAGCCATAGTTATAACCTCTCAGTATGTGTTTGCCATGTAATTGTGACAGGTTTAATAGCCCATCCGTTTTCAACTGTAACACGAGTCGCGCTAAAGTTAGTGATTTGAACGCATACGTCACCACGGGTTAAAGTGTTACCCGGTGCGAAATATGCGTTAAGTTTATCTTCCATTCGGTTGATTGGTGCAGTTCCTAGATGCGATGCGTAGTTGATATCAATCTGATAAATTCCCGATCGCTTATCAGTAAAATACAAATCAGCATCTTCAGTTGGTGCAGGTAAGAAGTAACCTGCCAAATAAGGCGTTGCTGTATCAGTAGGAGCTCCAACATTCTCAAGCGCTACAACTATGCTATTAGCTGTGCCGAATGCCTTAACAGCGATATCAAGCGCCTTTTGAATCGACTCTGTGTAACCTTCTGCCATTATTGTAATCCAAATATTAGGTTAACAAGCCAAACCGCTTGCGGCTCACCAAAAATATACCTAAGCCAAATAGTAAGCGGGATAACAACAAGTGACACAAGAATTAAGATCAACTTATATTGGTTGTATTTTGTCATTTATAAAGCCTCGCCTGCTCGTCTAGTATTCGCTGGAATCTATCTGCATTTATCCTGACAACTCCAGTTGGAGACTGCTTTGAGAAGCCGCCAACTGTATTAGTCCCGTTACCTGGTTTATATCCGCCAAACTCTAAATTGTGCGCGTACGGTAGATTATTCGATAAAGTAAACACGCTCGACATTCTAGCGCCAGCAACATAATTAGTTGCAGCAGCGGTTGATGACGATCCGCTTTTATCGGTATTGGTATTCGTGCCAGTTGCTGGACTTGAGCCTGACGCCATCCAGTTAGCTCGAAACCTGCCACTATCAACAGGACTTGATTTAATAATCGCACTGAACAACTTAATAGACACGCCGCGCATCGTTTTATCAATGCTAGTGTTAGCCTTTTTTGCGAATGCTGCGACTTGCTTATCGAAGTTCATTAGTCATAACCATAGCAAGTTTATCAAACTGCTCTTTGGTGATTTCTATCGAGTCACCACCCTGAGTAATAGACGCAGTTTCAACTCCTGATTTATCATCTTTGTAGAATGCGACAACCACATCACCGGAAACAACTTCCTTTAAAAATTCAACCATACTATTTCCTACAATGTATTTTATATAAAATCACCGTACCAGTATAATCTACTTTTGGCTCGCCAACAATTGACCAATGAACTCCATCGATTTGCACCTTGTCATCAGGCTTAGGCGCTTCAACAGAGGTAACCATTGCAAGTACGTCACCAGATTGGATTGTAGTACCGTTAATCTGTGATGCCGAATAATCAACAGTCACACCAACAAGCGGCACTAATACATCATCAGAAAATACATCCTCACCTAATGTGGTATCAAAATATGATGAACCTTTGCGCACCAACTTAATGCGGCCTTCCGATTCGTCAAACTTGTTCAGCAATCTAGTCGCCGTGTCCTGCATTCGCTTAGCAAATCCCATTATACTGGCTCTATGTCTGAAATAACTAAAAGGGCGGTCGGGGCTAAAACCCAACCATGACTTGATGTTGCTGCGTATAATCCACCAAAGTTAGTTCCAGATGAATCTCTAATTATCTGAACGGTTAGCACATCACCGGCAGTTAGCGGGAGTAATACACGACTATCGAGCGCGGTAACATTGTCGGCACTAGATAACTTTGAAAGCTGACTAACTCCAACTTGTGCACCGTTAACTAGTATTCTAGCGAACACAATACTAGTGCCACTTGCTCCAGAGCGACCAATTTGAAGCTTAACTCTAACTGCATATGTCTTGGTAATTAAGCAAGTTACCGCACCATTAGAGGCTAGTGAAATGTGCTCATCAGCCTGAGCTACGCCAAACTCAACTTGCAAAGGAACGCCCAAGCCAGTTGGTAATTGTGTAGCAGCAAGCGAGTAACCTCTGATTAAGTCAATCTCGCTAACATCGGTTAAAACTTCCTCACCAAGTGATTTTAGGCCACCTGTAAAATTAGTATTTCCTGCAACCGTTTGCGTAGCAGTCTCAAGCACATTTAATGCTGAGTCTGCGTTTTGAGTTGCAACCTCACGAACATCAGAAGGTGATACCTCGCCAGCGCTATTATCTGGAATGTTTCCAGCAATTAGCGCAAATATGCCAGCTTTAGTTAATGCCATTATCCACGCCCCACTCTAAACTCAAAACCATTATTAGCACATGTAACAAGTAGCGACTTCAATGCGTCAAGCGCTTTAGTGATTGTTACTGTGCCGCCTGTTTTTCCATTGTTAAAGTAGGATACCGCTACAGCCCCTTTCACTTCTTCGCTTGCAATTGATTTACCGTCATCAGTAGCGCGAACATCTGTTCCAGCACCAAATTCAGCAGCAGCAGCTACAGAAGCGTATCCAAGCTGTAATGGAATACTATCACTTGCAATCTTGAATCCGTAAGCGTTAACAGCGCCTAAGCGCGGCCATGCCAATGATTGAGTTTGAACTAAGCGAGTGCCGCCGAAACATGATTCTTGCATGTCGATGTATTGCGTACCTTGTCGAATAGCTACCTCTGCCAGCGTATCGTCAACTGGCAAAGTGTAACCATAAGCAGCGGCATAAATTCGAGCGTCAGTTAATGAGATATATGCATCAGCATTAGCTAAACCTGTGCCATCTTCCACGATTAGAGCCATGATTATTCCTTAGTTTAGCCGCTGGTTAGGCGGCGTTTAATATTACAATATGGACTTGTTAGCTATCACTACATCGCGAGCATAATCACTTGCCGATCCTTCTTCTGGATGTAACGCATCAACTGACATGGTTGCTTTTATAGTTGAACCTGCTGCATGAGCCTTGGTTAGGTTTTTGCCTAAGCTGACTCGCCACACTCCGCCGCCTTGATCGGCAACTGCCGTGATTGGTATCTGAGTTGTTTCCACTAGTGATGCATTGCCAGCGTCAAAAACAGGGACGTATCCAACTAACGGAGGTGATAACACATCAACATAATTCTGACCAATAGACGCATTAGCGTTTAGTGTTGAAGAATATGGGATTACACGCCAGATAGTACCATCTACAGCGCCTGTCCACGCCTCTCGAACGTCAATGAATCCGCTTAATGGTGTTGGAGTGGTTTTAATCCAATCACCTACAAACCAACGATCTGCATCGGATGGTGTCAACGTGCTAGCTAGCATTATCGATTCATCTGTTTGAACATAGGTAGAATTGTTAGTTGTTCTTGGTGTATATGTAGTCTGCACCAATGGAACCCCTGACCACTCACCGTTAACAAAGTCTAGCCATGTTTGCATTTTAGCTTGCAATGAAGGACCGTTAGTCCCGCTTGCATCATTTACACCCATCTGACTAATAATGCTATCGAACGGTAATACGCCCCCGTTAATAGTTTTTAGCTGCGAAACAATATCTAATCTTGTGCCATACTCCAAAGCTGTAGACTGATTGCTAGGTTTTGTGCCATGTATCGCGAAGTTGCAGTAACTAATATAGCCGCCAGTAGCGTGGTCAAATGCATCCGTGATCCAAGACTTACCAAGAGTGTTGTCATTGCCTGCTGCAATTGAGTCACCAATGATAAGTGTCGTTTTAATTCCTGTGCGATTATCGCACGCCATAGCTACTACGTTGAATGCATAACTGTTTGGATAACCTGAGTTACCATTAGGCATTGCTGAACCATCTACCATTACCGCAGTCGCTACAGATTTGGTGGCTGTGGCGTAAACCCTAGTCACAACGTTGTCATTGGTGCGTCTACCGGGCCTTTTACCTGTTAACGGTAATTCAGAGAAGCACCGCATAGTTGGATTTGTAGCGCCAATCAATAATGATGCATCAATAGGGTCAGACCATATTACTTGCTTTGGTGCTAGTGTAACTTCTGTTGCTGCTGAGAACTTCAAATCCGCCAATTTAACATTACCATCAAATAAAGCGGCTTGAGTGATAATGTTTGTCGGTGGAGTGCCTTCTGGAACTGCTGCCCCAGTGCTATCAGTCCAGCCATTTTGCAACGCAAACCTAACGTTATTTGCTGACCACCTAGGCTTTTCAATCGTTATCTGTGATACATGATATTGCTGCACTGAACCCGATGTAACCTCGGTCGTGTTTAGCCTATGGTTTGGAGCTACACCTTGGCTATCAAAGTAATAAGCTGCTAGCTCTGGGCCTGCTTCAATCAACCCATACCCGCTAAATGACTTAAATGTCGATTCGTTACCTGCGGAATAATTATCACCGTATACGATTACCCCCTGACCAACCGACCCCGCAACCCCAATATTCAACTCGACATTTCCAGCCGCATCACTTACTAGCGTTTCACCTTCGAATAATTCAACTCGTGACAAGTCAGTTACGCGAGTATAAACATTGCTTAGTGCGCTAGATAATCCATTTATTTTAAATTTGACTACGTTACTCATTTTTTAACCCCAAGCGAATTGTGAACGCCATACGAATTGACCGGCAATATTATCGCCAGATACTTCTGAATTGTTTTTTTGCTGGCGACGAAAGAAATCGCTCGCAGCTAATAATCTTGGTGAGCTTGGCTTTCTTATTTTGCTTGATAATGTTCTGAGCTTAATAGCCATGTTCAAACCTTAAAAAAAGGGGGCGAACCCCCTATCTAATTTATTTTGAGGTAAGTTTTTTACGCTCTGCCTGTTGTCTCTGGCGCTTAACATCGGCAAGTTGCTTTGGTGTGACCAATGAGCCTGGAACTAAACCATCTTGATTTAACTTTTCGACTAAATTATCTTTTGACATTTTAAATGCTCCGTAAATATGGGCTACGATAGTAGCCCGTTAACAATTAACCGTTAGTGATTAAGAATGCGATACCAACGTTCTCACGTTCAAATACGCGGTTCCAGTTAGCAGGCAAAGCGACTTCCGCAACTGTAGGTGACTCATCAACTACAGTCGTTTCGGTCCATGCGTAACCTTCTGGATGGATTAGCCACTGCTTACGTTCGATCAACGTTTCAATACCGGCACCGTTAGCAGCTAACTCGTCAAACTCAGTCGCAACAGGGCGTTGAGCTGGAGCGTCACCATAACCGAATACTCCAGTTTTATACAATGCTGTAACGTAACGGAAGCCTGAAGTAGTACCAGCAATAACCGGTAACTTCTTATCTTCAATAACGCGCAAACCGTTGTAAGTAGGGATTAACACACCAGTAACAGAGTCTTGAATATAATCAATCTGCTGTAACTTAACCATTGTCTTCATTACGTCTGGATGAACAGCCATAAGAGCAAGCATTGAAGCCGATTCACCCATAGTTGCACGAGCGTCAACGAATGCATCAAAGTTAAACAAGTTAGCAGCAGTAACGCCGACAGTTGTCTCAAGTGATACATCGTGGATCATGTCACCAGTACCAGCTTCGTTTTCTAAAAACAAACCTTTGGTGATTGCTTGAATACGAGCTTCAAAGCGGTTTTCCCAGTACATCGAAGTACGAGATGCGATTTGTTGCATAGGGTTTTCAGTACCCATAACCTCAGCAACAAGGTTAGCAGTCTGCCATGCATTGTTAATATGCACGTTACGGGCAACCATTTTACCAGTTCCGATTTTATTCGGAGTGGCAAATACTGATGGATCATCGCCACTAATGTTTTCGCTAGAATAATCTAGGTCTTTCCAGTAAGGAATTGTTGTAATGTCACCTTCACCAGCAGCACGAGCAGCAAGTAAAGCATTGGTTACCGCGACACCTGACGCAACGAATGCGTTAGTATCTGGGTGATCTTCTTGTACGTATGAAGAATAAACATCTGCATCATACTGCACATCTGATAAGCGAACTGTAGCCATTTTTGATTACCTTTTATTGAGTAGTTGTTTAAATGCTTCAGGATCATCACGCTTTAATTTGATGCGCTCACCTTCCGACATATCTTTTAATGACTTACGCGCTCCGCCCGTAGATCTACCACCAGTAGCCCCGCCACCGCTAGCTGCATCTGCCTTCATGAGATGCGATAGTGCAGGATGATTCCCCATCCATTTCTTAAACTCGGCAGCGTCAGTTGTAATAACGTTACCGTTGAAATCTGTGTATTGAGTCTTGACGTTTTCGCCATCAAACTCTGTTTTAACTAGTTGACTGATTAAGTCTACCGATTCAGGTGCAATAAAATCAGCAGAGAATGAATTTAATGCGGCCTTTTTACTTTCACCAACAACTCTACCGGTTAGTAATTCAAGTCTCGATGTTAACCCGCCGCGCTCTTTATCGAACTCACCACGTAACGATTTCTCGAAACCTTCCATATCAGCTGAACTTCTAGCAGCTTCTTTTTCGGCTTCTAGCCGTGCAGCCTCTTCTTCCTTCGCCTTACGTCCAGCAGCTTTACGCTCATCCATCAAGATAGTGTTGCTTTTCTTCAATCCAGAAGTCTCTTTTTCAAGAATAGCGTCTAACTCTGCTTGCGTGTACATCTTTGGCTTATCGGTTGTATCATCGACCCCGTCGACATTTGTTTCATCTGACATTATGGACCCCGTCCGTTATATGTTAAGTTCTAGTTGATTATATGCTGTGTTCAGTTGTCAAGCAAGTATTAGCAAAAAACCAGCAATTAAGCTGGTTTTAGTTGGCGGTAGATATAGTTAATCTTCAAGCGATTTGTAATAACCGTAATCTTCTTTGGTGGCAAATTCAATGACAACCTCTGCATGGCCAACGCTTTCAGTAATTACAATTGCTGGCCTTTGAGAGTAAACGTTTACTACAGTGTTATCTTGCTGCTTATCGCTCATATTGCACCATGCTTATTGTGTCTTATTGGTACTCCACACAGGATTCGAACCTGTAACCTAGGCGGTAGAAACACCTTGCGCTATCCGGTTGCGCCAGTGGAGCAAATTGGCGGAAATAATAGGACTCGAACCCATAAGCCGATTTCTCGACTACGGGTTAGCAACCCGCTGCAATACCATTATGCGATACTTCCCGAATTTGTTGCATCGTATACGCTTCAGGATATTCACAGCGTTTACTTTGCGCGCTAGTCATAGCCTCGTAGCTGGCAGATATTATCACCATCCTTATTATCGAATGAAATAACAACTTAATGTGATTGCAGTGCGCTATCTGCTAACCAATCTTCAACGCATTTGATTATCACATTGTAAAGGTGTCTGTATGGGATACCCACAGACATCGACTACACGAATGTTACGTTAGCTGCCGGCCGACCACTAACAACCTGCACGCTCCACACAAACACCTTTACAATATAATAAACCGCACGGGCGGTAACTCGCAAGCATGGTCTTTCCCATCGTCAAGATTTTAAACAACCCATATACAACAGAGTTATTCGAGAGCGTCAACACTTCGCAGTTGGCATCGTTTGATTATAATGTATCAATATTAATTTAATGTCAACGCTTGCCTAGATATATTTTAACTTTATTATCTTCGTTAGCCATTTCATCAATAGTTAAGCCGCGACCCAAATCATCTACTGATAGCTTTCTGAACTCTTCCGTGGTTAATCCAGCGTTACGGAATATTAACCCCTTAGTCCTGCCAAGTCGCATATCTTGAAACTCAAACGGTTGATCCGCTAGCCATCCGTAATATGTTGTATCTGCTGACACCACCTTACCACCATCGGCACCTTTACTTGATCGCGTAGCGCCTTGGTCGAATATATCGAACTCAGGTGATAGTGCTGGTGCAGTAGTAGTGCGACAGAATCGATGAAATGGCGGCATAGGCTGATAATTATCAGTAGGCTTGTAAATCTTACCTGTAGGCCATGCAGCGCATATGTCAGACGTTTTACCATCAAGAGTAACCACTAATTCATAACCAATGATAATATCGTCATTCTCTGCATACGTTTCAAATCTAGCGGCGTTTGCCATGTGCATAATTGCATCATGGGCTACGCCTTTGGCTTCACGCTTCGATATGTCAGATAATCCACCGGCACCAACTACGTTACGGATAATTTGATTAGTCGATAAGCCTTGAGTAAACCCAAGCTTAACACCCATCACTAACCTGTTAACTTCATTCACTCCCCACGTATCGAGTAAGGTAGTCAGCTCGACAGCTTTGGTTGCGCCAATACTCACAGGTTGAAATTGTGCAGCAGCCCATACCTGGTTAACGGTAGGCTGGGTTAATTCCGCATCAATCCAACCGCCAATAGTCGAGGCCTGATAGTTGGCCTCGTATTTGGCAAAGTCTTTTAATTGCGCCTCAAGCTCTTTACGCCACTTACCAGAAGGTTTATTTAACTGACTAGCAAGTGTATTGATTAGCGTAGTTAATCGCTTAGCAGTGCGTTTATCGCTATCAAATCCAGCAACTGACTTGCGTATGATTTGCTTCATCTCGTCAAGATATGGATTAACAGTTTTAGCTGCATTAGCAGCCAGCTTTAGCGTGTTAATGTGGTGAGCTAGTAACTCGTCATTTAGAGCCATAATTTAATCCAGCAAGGTATTGTAAGTGCTATTATAGACAATACAGCTCTTACATAATAATCCTTGATATTCCAACGGTATTTATTAAGACTTATGAGGTTTTCCGGCTCTTTTTTAAAGCCTTTAATGTCAACCCACTCGTCACCAAGCCACACCTTTAGCTCTTTATCGTTAACTACATAAAATTCAATGCTTATACCGCTAAAGTCTCCTAGAGCAATAAAATGAGTTGCTTTATTTGGCGACATTTCCATTATTTTACTAATCATTTTGCACCCCAAAACATAAACCATACCACGAAACAAGTAATCGCCACCATTGACAGCACGGCATAGAATACCTGATTAATCTCAAGCTTTAGCGCATTCAGATTAAATCGCTCATCTAAAAACACTGATGGTATCCACCCGCTAGCATAGATAAACTGCTTACCTGACTCGTCAATTTTAACATACTTTAGCTTACCACTGATGGTCGCAAAGTGTGTCGCGCCTTCTGGGGCGTCTTTTCTGATTCTGCGTGTCATTTTGTGCTCTCCAAACTTAACAGGATTGAATCAGCGTAGAAGCATCTCCAATTAAAGTACCGCTTAATAAAGTCGCTTTCATTTGAATCATACCAATCTGGACATTCAGGAGCCATAGCTGCAAAGTGTTCGCGCTTGGTTAGCCCTTCGTAATTTCCTGAGTCATCGATTATTTCGCACTCTATTGGGTGTATAGGTCTGTTTGCGTTTTTCATTATTTTGCTACCTTATTCTTTTTAGGTTTACCGTTAGGATAAATCTCATCAATATGCACATGCTCTACTGATTTAGTCTTGCTACCAAATGGCGCTAGATAAAACATTAACTGTGGCTTATTGTTGCTACCTATTGGGTCGCCTTTATCGTCTAGGAATGCGATACGGCCGCCAATGATAGGCATAATGATAGCTGCATTAGCTTCTGGTTCAACATACCACTTAGTTGATGGATCGTTGTTTAGAATGCCAGCTACCGCATATCCTGCTTCACTCCATTTAATAGCCTGCTTAACGAATGGTAGTGGGTTTGAGTATGGCGGATTCAAAAAGCAAAGTGAACTAACACCGGCATTGCATATGCTTATGTTAATATCATCAAGAAAGTCGCAATCTTCGTCTAAGTATTCATCACACACATGACCGCCATCACTAGCACATAAATCAATTTCTATCTCACCAAAGCGCGATTGTATGTAATCGATTACTTCTGGTGGCGTTCTCCATAGGTCGTTACTCATCACCCACCAACCTTAGGCGCTTTAAATCCAGCATCGAACATTGCATTTAATAGCTGCAAGTGGTCGTGTTTTGTATCCGTAAATATTGGGCATGATTTAAATGCAGCATCAATAAACAGTTCCCGCTTTTGTTTAGCTCTGTAAATAAACCTGCTATTTTCAATGTAATTAACAACATAAAATGAATTTGTTTTATTAGTTGCTACCAATATGTTTCCATTATTACACCAGTAATTAAACAATAAACCTCGCTGCTCATCTGATAGCTCGCTTAGTGGCTTTGTATTGTTGTAGATAGTCCAATCATCAACCAGCTCAAACAAATCAGGACTCCACTCTCTAAATGCGTCTCCAACCAAAAGAATAAAGCTACCACGCTCTCCTGCTACAACACCGTACTCTCCACCTGTGGCGTGTACAAAGAAATTCACATCAATAACCCGCTTAACCTTATCACCAACTTTGAATTTACTCATCTGTCCGTCCTATTTATTAATGTTAACCAACAATAACACAATATTAAGTTTGTGCAATATTTATTTACAGTAGGCAATAAAAAACCCTCACATGGAGGGCTTTAAGTTATGGTCCGGTAAATTCGCCTTTATGCATCTGGATTATCCACTGGCGCATCCGGTATCTCACCCGTTACCGTTGCGTCAAGTTTAGGCGCAGGTGCTGGTGGCTGCTTGATTATCTCAGTCTCAATTTGTTCATCAGTCCAATTGGTCACGCCTGCCGCCCTCAGTGCTGCGTAGTATGAGCGAGCAGGTAGCAATCCAGCATTGATATCTACCATCCACGCTGTGCGGTCTTGCGCTGTCATCTGAGCCATGAAGAATTCCATATTCAACTCGAATACAGTATTTTCAGCTTTAATGCCTAACATCTCACCACACCAGATAATATTCTGCTTATACGCCATCGATACGTTAATCGCAATCGTAGCCATTATCGAGGTGTCTGCGCCTCTTTGTAGTCGCGCAGCTTCTGCTGTCATTTGTACCGATGGCATTAACATTTGAGCGCCAGCCTTAACAGCTTGATCCTCTTTCATTGCCATTAATTCTTTAGACAGATTACTAGGTGATGCCTGCAATAATTCAGACCCGCCACCAGCACCTAGGTTATGACCTTTGCGCGAACCCAATCGAATGCCGTCTTTGTTAGCTTCGGAAAACTGGTTGCTATTCATGTTTTCGCCAGGATACAACATCAGCGTAGGCTGTGAGCAAATAAACGCGCTTTCTTCTACATCGGCACTGTTGCGGAAGTGTCCTAAGTTGATCTCGGTTAGCGTGAATAATGGTGGCTCATCAATTGAGTCATCGTTATTGTCTGCACCAATGAACGAAAACGGAATATAGCCGATCGACTTACCGCCAATCTCAGGCTTAATAAATTCAGTTTCACCAACCTGAGAACTGCTATCGTCAAACTTAAATAATCGCTGCTGATATTTACCGTCAACGATTTCCAATACTCGATACTGTTCACCAACAAGATATTCGAACTCATTCAGCGCGTTCTGGTATTCGTATGATTCACGCAATACAACTTGAGTTAGCACCTCAGTACTGCCTATGCGAGTCTTACGATGGTTAATAATATTCTCTGCTGTATAGAGTAGGATTCGTGGATTTAATAGTCCTGCATTCTGCTGAGCGCGATTAGCTGCTGCGGTTTCTGGTGAGTCAGTCAACAATCCAGCTCGACCAAGTGAATCGACCTCTTTAAGTGCGTCTTTACTTTGCTGAATTAACCCAATACCAGCACCATTGGTATTCTTAACTAAATACTCAAGTTTTGGATCTAGAAATATTTCTGGAGGCTTTCTATCTACAGCCCCGACCATACCTTTTAATGTACGGTCAACGAAATTGTAGAATACCGCACCATCTTGATAGTCAAGTTGTCGTTTTGCTGCATATTTTGCGTCTGACTCGCTCGATCCAACATCACGAAGATACTTTTTTACCTCTGCTGAAAGTACATCGCGGATCTTCTTCCACTTCGGAGCCATTCGCGCATAATCACGGTGTGGAGTTCTTACACCTAAGTTACTTGTTGTCATTTAATTTGTCCTGTTAGTGTTACCACATTTTAACGTTAATATGTGCGATTGGTTTAATTACTGGCATCTCATAAACGACTGGGTAAGTTGTTGCGTCATTCTGATGGTCAGTACCGCCGCTTTTATCTGGCTCACCATTCTTATCATAAGCCTGCTGCTCTAAACCTCTTGCTGTGTTAGGGCATGCTGAGTCATTGATCCAAATCTTACCGCATTCTAGCGCTTTATTCATTGATAAAACACGGTCCTTAACTGCTGGATTGCTTGCGTTAACCCTAACGTCAAAGCCTGCTTGCTCCATTAGCGCGATATCTGATGTGCTGGCGTTGTTTGATTTGCGGTTCTTACCACTTGCATCTGGATACATTATTATCCTGTGGCCTTGGTTTTTCCATCTATCTTCAATGACTCGAATCACATCAGGCGTGTCGAATAGGTCGCACAACTCAGCCACCGCATGCCAACCATTTGAACGCTTCACATAAACAGTTGATGCCATTTTGCCAACGTTAAAATCCTGACCTATCAGTAACGGCTCTCCATCAATGATTGTCTCGCGGCTTCTGCATCGCTCACGGTTGTAATTGTGGTAAACGGTACCGCTTGTAAGGTTGACAAATTCACCGTCAACATAAGCATCTACAAGCTGGCTAGGGTATGTGTCATATAATGACTGAATGTAGTCATCTGGTAAATTCTTTGCGTTCTCCCGCGTACTTGCTTGCGTTAATGAGTAGTGACGCGCTAATGCTGGATTGTCTTGAGCCTGAACGACAAACAAATCATGTACGAAGTTAAACCCTTCTGGCGTTGTCGTAAAGTCTACCGTGTTAACCGGGTAATCAGGTCGCTTTGATGACATGCGAGCAATGATTTTCTTCCATGCTGCATCTGCCTTATCACGTTTCATTGTGTCGATTTCATCTATCTGAGCATGACTAATGTCAAAACCTACAATCCTGTGAGCATGCTCCATAGCTCGACACTTAACCATTGAATACTCTACACCATCAACAAACAGTCTTACCTCTTTACGGCTTACGTTGATATCTACTGTTAACGATACGCCCCATTCAAGGCTTAGCATCTCACCGACTTCGGTTATCGTTGAATAGAAAATATCCTGAATCATTGGATAGGTAGGGGCAAAGTATCCTAGCTTGATACTTGGATACTGAGCTGCAAGCATCCACAACCTAACGCATCCAACGAATGTTTTACCTGAGCGATACCCGCCAACGAATGCATTGAACTTTCTATTAGCTGATAAGAATCTGCCTTGAGGCTTATTCAGGACTAGATGCATCTTCAACCCTTAATACAACGTTGAATGATTTTCTATCCGATGGCTTTTCAATATCTGGCAATGTGCCGAATGCATTAATGCGAACATGTTTACCAATTGTCTCTAAAGCCTTGTTAGCTCCATTAGCATTAAATTGATATGCAGCAGCTAAATCACCGGCTTCTGTTTTGCACATAACAGGATCGCCATTCCTATCTGTTACAGCTTCATCTTGCATGCATCTATCGAATACACGCTTAGCACTTATCAGCACCCAATCAGCGTTTATATCAACTCTTTTATTCCTAGCGTCAACTAATTGACTGATAACTGCCTGAATATCTGGTTTCGTCAAGTTTTCGCTTGCTATTTTTGTAGCAGTCTTTTCACTATATCCAGCCCTAATGGCTGCTTGTGTAGCGTTTAAATCAACAATGTATTCTCGACAAAACGCATCTTGCTTGTCTGTTAGTTTTGCCAAAGCACGCCTCCGACGTTTATCACCGCACCCCGTGCGGCTTTGGTTAATTGTATCAGTGAAGTGACATAAAGACAAAAGCCTCAATTAAGAGGCTTTGTTGTTACTTATTAGCTGGAATCGTTCTTGTGTCATGCTCAGGACTTAACCTGCAATGCTCAAACCAATCCTCATCGCAATCTAGCCAGTCAGTCTCACCTATTTCTCGCCACTGCCTTTGCATAAATCCCCCTTAAATAAACTTATCTAACTGTGGCGGTTTGTAGTGTTTACCTTTGCTTATCTTGCCTTGATTATTAAATACCGGCTTATTATCTTCAAACTTACTGTAGTTTGAATCGTTAACTTCAGCTAATCCATCAATATGACTAAATCCGAATGCGTTTGATATGCCGCATAATGTAACGTTTTGGTCTAGTATCGCATCTAGCAGCTTAATCTTATTCGCGCTTAGTGATACCTCCATAGCCACCACATCACACGACTTAAAGGCATTAGCCAATAAGTGCATCTGCCTTTCATGCTGCGGAAGTCCTAACGCCTCAAACATTTCTGATATTTCTTCAAAGTGAACACCCAAAGCAATACACTTGTTTTTATCAGTCGGGATTGGTACTGCTTGCTTATGCCAATCTACTGCGCGTTTTAATTCATCCATTTTTATTCGCCTTATCTTGTAATTCAATTATGTAGTCAATATCACTTTCGCGCACAAACTTAGCCATTGGTCTGCCATCGATATTAAGCCACCAGCCAGTTTTACTGCTGCATCTTGATTTAGTTAGCATTTTGTTTGCTCCAAAATATCTTTGGCGTGATTGATAGCTTCTGCAAACTCAGCATCATCTTGGTAATGAAATGAATCAGCAGAAACAACTTTAACCAAAGCCTCTCGCATCATCTTGTTTTGCTCTGTTAGTTTGTCGTGTGAGTTTATTGCGTGAATAGCGTGGTTAATATGGTTTTCACTACTACAACACCAATAGCTATCATCTTCAATAACAAAGAATGATTCGTTGCACGACGCGTCACTAAAATCATCAGAATCTATTGTTCTCAACTTTAGCTCACCCGAAAACGCATCACTCATCTTAATATCACTCATCTTCACAACTCCTGTAAATCATTATTGAAAACTCACTAACGCTCAATTGCTCATTAACGTAATTTGATAGCGCTAGTCTAAGTATTTTCTTATCTGTATTCGCCGACTTGATTTTACTCAAATCAGCGATGTTAACCGCTGTCATTATCTCAACTGCTGCGGATTGTTTAATTTCGCAGTGAGATGGTGGCAGGTCTAGCACTTAAGTTTGCCAGCATCATAAAGCATATCAAGCCACCGCCTTGCGTTACCACCTTCAACACTCTTTATTCCAATAGCTTCTAATGCCGCATCAACTGCCTTTTGCTTTGGTGTTCTGGTGTCGATGTTATGCTTTTCTGATAGTTCTCGAATTGCAACATCAATACAACTTTCGCCAATTTTACCAATGCCATTCTTAACCATGAAATCAGTCAACGATGCTAGTAACTCAGAGTTAGCCTTATGCAAGCTTAGCTCATATTCAATATCAGCCATTGCTTGTGTGAATACTGGTTTATCGTCGTTAGCTGCAACTAATTCAACTTCATCTCCGTTACTCATAACACCAATACGCTCACCGCTTACATGTGCATCAACATCGTATGCAGATTGCTTTGATTGGTCTAGTAGTGGCCGCCATTGGTGCGGAGTAGTATTTACCTCATACTTAAACTTTGGATTATCTGGCAGCGTGTTAAGTGGTCGCCATGCGAATGATATTACACCAACCTGATTACCATGCCTCCACTGAACTTTATCGCTGCAATGCATCTCTACGCCAAGGTCTTTAAACTCTTTAACTGTTGTCATTTTATTCTCCACTTACATGTTCATTAAATTCATAAGGCTTGCGTTGTTTATATGCTACGCACTGTTCAAATTGTTCACGAGTGCATACGCGCTGCCAGGTTTCGTTTAGTTCGTCATCACCCCACCATGACCAATGACCGAAATCACCAACTTGCCTAAATACTATCCAGTTGTGATTGTGTGCTGCAGTAGGCCATTTTACGAAGTGATTAACGGCGTCGATTGTTGTTTTCATGCCGTCCTTTTTGTTAATGTCACTTCATAATACAGCAATATAAATATTGTGCAATAAATATATTGCTGTTTATTGATAATTTAGATTGATTGGTTTTCTACTACGCCACGGAATGAGTTAGATAGCGCTCTCATTAGCTCAACAACCCAATTGGTAACCAGTATAAAGTCAGCATCAAGCCTAGCTAGTTCGTCATCGTTTCCGATTTCATCATTAACCGACATAAATTCTTCACTGAACTTAATCCGCTTAATTGAGTTATCGGACTGCATAACAAATTCAATTGAGTCAGCGAACTTTAACGCTAGCTTATAAACTACTTTACCTTGCAATACGTGGTCGATTACCTCTTGTTCGGTAAGGTCCTGATTCTTGAACCTTGCAACGTCTTTATCATTTCCGACCAACTCAGCCTCATTAAGCATTTCAAAGCAATTACCGGCTTCTGATGCGCTAACCCACTTTGTTAATACTTCTGAAACTGGATTATTAAACTCTAAGCATGCGATAGGCAATGATCCTAAAGCCTTTCTAAGCAACGATAACAACTCTTCGGCTTTAGATGCACTAGAGCTATCAACCAATACCATATTAAGCTCAGGCAAGATTAAGGCGCGTGTCTGTGACTGCTTAGTGAATGCGCGAGGTAGTAGCGTTGTTATGATTTCGTCCTTGAGTGAATCTTTTTCCTTTTTCGGAAGCTTGCGACATTCAGCCAATTCAATACCACTTACTACTCCATCAAGTGCAGACTTAATAACCTGGCTTGGTAATATCTTACTTTCCTTGGTAGCGCACACCATAAGGCGACCGTTATACTCATGAACCAGCGATCCGCCTTTATTGCCTAGTGCGCTAGTAAATCCAAACTTGCTAATATCTTGGCTTCCGCATGGTGAAAACTCTAAGTCACTAAGCGCTAATTCTAAATCAGCTTGTGAAGTGCTGAACGGCTTATTGAATGTGTACGCGATAATATTCTTAATCATTTTGATTTCCTTTGGCGGTATTACACCGCAATGTTAATTAGTAGTTGAATGTTGTGTTAGGGACTTTGTTCTTTACTAGCAGCTTTACAGCTACCTCCGCTAATTCATCAGGGAAACCAGCAGCGATATAAACCGCTTTCATGTTTCGATGAACTGCTGAGACGTGTTCCTGGTTAGCTGCTAATCTAGCTTTTTCTGCTAAGTCGTCATCGATAACTTTCTGCTGGCGATCGATTTCAGCCTGAACTGCTGCCTTTTTATCTGCTTCCGCCTTTATTAGAGCCTGAGCTTCTTTAAGCTTTGCGGTTTTCTCGGCATCTTCTGCCGCTTGGCGTTTTAGTGTTTCTTCGTATGCAATGCGTTGCTGCTCAGCTTTGGCTTTATCATCAAAATACTTAGCCATTAACAACTCAGCTATTTCATAATCTGAATCGATAGCGGCTTGATCTTCGATTGCTTTCTTTCTGGCGTTTTCGCGGTCAAGTATCAACTTGCGTTCTGCGTTGTAATTGCCAATCAATACATCAAATGGCTCGTTAGCCTTAGCTAATCGCCCGTCAATGATCGCCGCTTCATTATCAACCTGTTTGCCGTAAACCTTCTTTTTATCAATCCTTGCTCGTTCAACTGCTTTTCGCATATCAGCAATTTCAGAGGCTTCTTTTTTAATGATGCGGCGATCATCATCGTTATGCATATCGGCGACAATATCTGAATTATACTTTTTAGAGTCGGCTTCTATTTGTTGAAGCGCTTGCTCTGTGGTGATATCGGTAAAAATAG